GTTGTGATCCAAAGCAGATTTAGTAATATCAGGAAATAGTAAGACATTGTCAGCCTCCCCGCCTTTTGCTCCATGTATAGTTGATAGTGTGATGCGTGGCTCTCTAAATATATTTTCTTTCTGCGCCAGCATGTTTCTTATATACATTTCCATGCTAGTATTCAACCCCGCAAATGAATCATGCCAAGGTTTATCAGTTTGCAATCCGTGTTCCGCGATGCATGTCTCAAGATTATACGTTAAATCTATATCTAAAGTTTTCGCGGTGCGATAACCTTTAGTTACATTGTCACCAAGATAAGAATAAATATTTTTTATTTGTATTACATTTAAAACTTCACCTTTACGCAGTTGTTCCCAACCGTGTATCGCTGCTAATAAATTTTTATTCACTGATGGTTTGTTACGATAAGAAAAATACCAACCTTGCTGTTTACATAAATCCATAACCGGATCTAAAAAATGATGTGCTTGTGATAATACTAACCACTGTCCTTGTGACATGTCTACTTGTGAAATGTCAGCATAACGATGCAGCTTACCTATTTCTTTTCTTGGCAAATAATCTTTCTCGTATCTCTTGTTTACTTGTTCAATAATACTTTGTGACAGTTCGTGTATCGGTCCACCAGGTATACGATACGATTGTTTTAGTGTATCTATCTGATCTACTTCTTCTTTAAGTGCCATAAAAGAATCAACATCAGCTCCAGCCCATTTAAATATAGCTTGATCATCATCCCCAGCAATGTAGGTTTTGTCTGCTTTCGCCCAAAGAGCCCTGACCATTCGCCATTGCAAAGGTGAGAGGTCCTGTGCTTCATCAATAAATAGTACGTCAAAAGATGGTGATACATTTTGCTCAATAAAGTTTTCCAACATGTCGTCATAATC